TACAGCAGAAGTTGCGGCAGATACCTGGGTATACTCAGTCATATTCTGAGCACCACGGAAAGCCCTTTCAATATTATTGTAAAATCCAACAGAATCTTCAAAACCAATTGCTATTGATGTAATCTGATCTTCATCACCACTTGAATTAAATTTTGGTCTATAAGTACCAGAATTAGAATTAATTTTTACTTTATAAGTACCTGAAGATGAGTAGGTATGAGCAAGAGTATTAGAGGTACTGGTTTCTTCAGCACTACCATCACCCCAATCAACAGTGTAATTTACCGAGCTAGTTGACCTTAAAGTAAATGAGACTCCAGAGTTAGAAATTGTATAGAGAAGATCTGCAACATCAGAAACACGACCCGCAAGATATCCAAGTCCTCCACCAGAACCTTGCAGTCCCAGAAGTGGTTTTTCTTTTCTATTCCAATCTCCAATCATTTCTTATTCCTATTATGCATAGTTGGTGGCGGCACCATAGACTTCATAGTCTGATACTCCAGTTCCTGTTTTGAAAACACTAAAGGTATATACATCCTTTCCAGATGATCCTGCAGAAGGTGCAGAACCACCAGACCAACTAACAGTTATTGCTTGTCCATCTATCTGAACGGCATTAATGACACCAGATCCATTTGGTGTAATGATGACAGTGAATGAAACGACCTCACCATTACTTAATGTAGAATGAACACCTGTGAAGTTGACTGTTTGATTTCCAGATTCATTATCTGTTCTACGAATGACGTTTCCATCAGACAGTGCCAGTGTATTATCTGCTGCTAATGTGGTTCCTGTTTGGAATTTTTCAACAAGTCCACCTTGGAATGTAGCAGCACCAGAAACATCAATGCCACCAGTAAATGTTGAATCTCCATCAACACTCAATCCTACTCCATTGAGAAGTTGTAACTCATCTGACCTTTGACGACTTACAATAGTAAATGAACCATTACCCTTAATGGCAGTTTCAATCAGACCATCTTCGGTTCCAAGAGTTTCATCACTAATCTTACCTGTTATCTTGGCATAATTCTCTTCACCACCATTACTGTTTTCACCCTTGAACATAATTTGTCCAAGATAATCTCCTGGAGCAGGTGATGCACTATTTCTATAAAGTGTTAATTCTGGAGCAGCAGAACTTCCAGTGTCGGTGGAAGTAATAGTAACGTTTGATGTAATATCACCGTCTAGATTAACATTACCACTAAATGTAGAAACACCAGAAACAACCAGGGAATCAGATACTATGTTAGCAGTTGTAATGCCACTTCCACCACTACCACTAACAGCTACATCAAACTTTTGGAATTCAACAACATCACCATCACTGATAAACGGAGTCATGGTGACAGTTGACCCATCAGTAGCAGTAAAGTCAACTCCAGTTCTTTGCTTGACACCGTTCAAGTAAACGTCAATGAGACCAACAGTATATCCACCAGTAATTGTAAAGTCAGTTGTTACTCCAGAAGATGTCTCCGTTTGTCTAGTAATAGTTGAAGTTGCAATATCAACAGTAACTGTTGTTCCAGAACCAGTAACTGTAGCGCCGGTAAATTTAATATCAGTAAATCCAGTTCCGACACGGACTGAACCAGATTGAATTCCAACACCAGAAATAATATTAGTTAACTGACTGCCATCACCTCTAAAACTTGTAGCAGTTACAATGCCAGAAGCATTAATGTTGTTAACATCAAGACCAGACGCATGTAAACTCTGAGAATGGAATTGTATACCTTGAGTGTGTCCAAGAGTAAGAGCTGTACCTACCTGAACCGTGTCATTATTACCATCAAGAGTTAGTGAAGAAGTGCCGACAGTAAGAATACCAGTGACTCTTGCATCACCTTGAACCAATACTGCAGTATTTCCAACACCAATCTGAACTGTGCCAATACCAGTACTGATTGTAGAGACACCTACTACATTAATACCACCCGTTAAAACATCAACGCCAGTTCTCGCAGTTACAATACCAATAGAATCAACATTCTTTACATCTTCGTATGTGACTGTTCCACCAACAGTAATGTTACCATCAATATATTGATCACCCTCAACATAAAGTGCATAATCAGATCTTGCGGTAGTAGCAACTCCAACATTCTTAGTAGTGTGAATACCAGCAGAAGTTACTGCCCAAGTACCTGCAGCTCCAACTGTCCCACTACCTAAAGCAGTACTGGCAATACCAACCCACTTGGCACCATCATAAATCAGAAGTTTGTTTTCACCAGTCGTGCGATCAAAGGTAACATCATCAAGATCATGAATGACTCCAGCACCACCACCGCCGATGGTAGCAATCTGTTGCTGGATTCTATTGATGAATGTTCTATAATGATTTTGTAACTGGTCAAAAGTTACAAACTTTTGATCCAGAGGAGTTAATGGATCTGCAGAATTATTTGTATCTGGGTCTCCAGGTAAAGTTGGATTATCTTCTACTAAAAGTTTCTTTTCATTTATCTCAGAGATAGTCTCCTCAAGATAAGTAATCTTTTCGACTAACTCTTTATTCTTTTCTTCTAAAGTATCTAACTGAAGTCTTTCGAGAACTTCTTTTATCTCTTCTTTTACAGACTCAATATTTTCATTCTGTTTCTTGATGTGTTGTTCATTAACAACCAGGTCCATTTGAAGACCTTTCATTTGCTCAGAAATATTATTTCTGAATTTTCCTACTTCTGTCTTAAGAGCAGCATGATATGTTTCATTAGAATTAATTAAAACGCTCTGAATTTCTCTAAGATCTTCAGTAACAGTTTCTTCTAAGAAGTTAAATCTCTTGTTATACTTTTCAATCTCATTAGAGTAACTCTCTAGCTTTTCATTATCACTAATCTCTCTTTTTTTAAAGTCTTTGTAAAGATTATTGTATGTCTTGGAGATAGAATCAATCTCTTCTTTATATTCATCAATTACTACCTGAAGTTCTTGTATCTTTTCAGCAGTTTTTTCAGTTACATCTCCAGAAATAAAGTCAACTTTTTCCGATAAAGAGTTTACTTTTGCAAGAACTTCCTCTTCTAATTCCTTTACTTCTTGCTCAGACTTGAGTTTGGTTTCGATTAAAAGATTGTTATACTTAGGTATCTCAGTCTCTGTAAATACTTTTACTTTTGCATTGAGATTTTCAATAGTTTCTTTGTAAGAATCTATCGCATTCTTGATAGTCTCTTCAGTTTTTAATTCTGTTTCAGTAAAAAACTTTCTGTACTTAGGAAGTTCTTCTTCTACTAAGTTTTTTACTTCCTTAGTATTTTTTCTGAAATCTTCTTTAACTTCAGAAATAGTATCAGTGTTAAGTCTTTCAACTTCCGATAAAGCAGTTGTAACTTCTTTGTTTACATCTGCTCTAATCGTGTCTAAGTTTTCTTCTACTTTATCCTTAAACTGTCCAAATCTATCGTCAACTCTAACCTCAGACTCTGAGATTAATTTCTTGTACTTTGGTACATCAATGCTCAGAAATCCTTCAACGGAAGTTGACAGACCTTTAAAATCTTCTTTAATCTGATCAACTGTTTCGCCGTTAATAGAAGATATCTTAGATTCGATCTTTGATATTGATTCTTCTACAAAAAGAAGTTGTGCCATCATGGCACTATCTAAATCTTCTTGCTTGAGTAAACTCTTTATCTCATCTTTAATAGTATTGACTTCACTAGATACGTTCTCTACTTTTTCTAAGTTTTCTTTAAAACTATCAAAAGTAGAAGTGAAATCTGATAAAGATTGGATATGATTTAAGTTTAATTTAAAAGCATCAAATGCTTCTGAAACCTTTTCAATCTTTTCTGGAGACGCAGAAACATACTCCTCTTTTACTTCATCGAGAGGAGTTTTCTTATTATTTCCAAAAAAATCTGAAGGCTTCTTTAATGCCACTGTTAATATATCTCCTGTATTTTATTATTTATTGTCCTCTTTTAATCCATGTTTGAGCATTTTTGCTAGTTCAGCAGTGGATCCAACGAACAATGCATTATTGACAGTAGATGGTCCTTTAGACTGTTTTTCTTCTTCTACATCTTTTAATTTCTTTTGTAAGTCCATCAATTTGTCAGTTGCATCAGATACGCTTTTGATCAACTGACCGGCAACTTCATATGCTCTTGGTTGCTCGGATTCTTGTGCTAGTTCTAAGACACCATTTAATGCTTCTTGACCTTTTTCAATTATACTATATAGATTCCCTCTAGTGTACTCATAATCCTTTTTTATATCATCCGAGCCAGGTTTTACATTATCCAACTCTTTTTTAACAACTTCAGCCTTTACAATTTCATCAGAAACATTAAAGGTGTCATTTAAATCGTCAAAGTTTTTAGTCATCAGATAAATCCACCATCAAAACCAAAGTTATCGCCATCTTCAATAAGCGCACTGTCTGCACCAATTGTACCAACACTTGTTGTTGTGGTGGTATAATCAATACCTTTAACTTCAGAACCAGCGACATGTTTGGAAGGAGCAGTATTATCTCTTCCTCTATCCACGGTTAGTTTATTACCAGTCTTTGATCTTACATATAATTCTTCATCACCAATGAAGATATATTTGTCTGCCAAAATGCCAGTGGCATCAGCAACTTCAATAGTTTTTGCTGTTGCTGTGATGTCTGATGCCAATGTAGTAACAACATTGTCTGTGTAAGACTTGAGTGCTCTCGCAGTAGCAGAATAAGTAAGTTCTCTTCTGGTATTTGATGTGTCCGTTCCAGTAACGTAACTGACAGTAGACCTCTTGATGATATCCTTGGATGCAGACTTGGTAGGTCCAAACAGATATGTTTTTGCCGTAAATCTTAAAGTATAATATAAAACTCTTCTAGTAGTAAAATCACCTTCATAATCATCTTGCATTGTGATATTTTCTAACACAATAGGAATATCTCTCTTCTCTCTAATTTCATCAACCAGTTCAATAGAAAGATTGTATGCAGGTTGAAAATAAGGTAAAATTTGCTCTACAATTTGAAGAGCATCATCATTTAGTTTAGTATAGACACTTAATTCAAACTGCATATTATATGGAACTGGCATGTAAGTTTTGCGAGTTTCAGTTCCATCATTTTTGTCTTTTGCGACAAATGTCTGAGTCGTGGTTACTTTTCTACTAGGATCATAGGTAAGTCCAGTAAACTCAAAAGACATCCTTGGCAATGTAATTGCCATTGGTTTGTTCAGATCTGGTGACTGCTCAATTCTAGCTAAAAACTTTTGAGTAGGACCATATGCCAAAGGAATTCTTACAACAGAACCTTCTTGCTGGA